GCCGCCTGGAGAAAGAACAGCGCCTTCGTGTCGTCCAGAGCCGCGTCGCCCTTCTTCCCACGCCGGTCCAGGTACTTGATCACGTTGAACAGGCAGCCGCCCACGTACAGCCCGTCTCCGAGCAGGTCGCGGGCCCGGTCCAGGGTTTCGCGGTCGCCCGTGTCGTACCGGGCCGGCATGGCGGTCGTACCAGCGTCGTCGCCGCGCAGTTCCGCCACGGCGGCGGACAGGTCCGAGAGCGCCTGCGCCCGAGCGCCCGGCAGGACGCACGGCCGGACCTCGTGCAACACGAGCGTCAGCGCCGCCTGGAGCGCCCGTCCAGCCGCGCGCCCGTCGGCGGACTCTGCCTGCCGCGCGATGACCTCCGCGCCCGCCAGCACGTCCTGGATCGCTCGGTCCAGAGTCGGGTGGGTGCCGGGCCTCATCGCGTGCCCGCCAGCGAGAACGGCTCGGGCTCGGGCGTGTCGCCGATGATGGACATCACGTCCACGGCGTGCGTCCCGTCCTGGATGCGCCGGACCCGGATGCCGGCGTGATGGAGCACCACGCGCTGCGTCGGGGACCGCTCCGCGAGCGCCAGCAGGTGTCGCAGCTCCTGGACCTCCAGGAACAGGCGCCGGTCCGCGCTCGGCTCGCGCTCCGGTCCGCCGAACACGACGTCCCGCAGCACCGTCACGCGGGGGTTGCGCTCCAGCCCGCGATACGGGCCGGAATCGAAGGGAATCGCTCGTAGGTCGTCCGAGGACATCAGAACCTCCTGCGAAGAGGTAGCCCCTGACATGCTCACCGTGGTAGACTCCTCACGTCGCCGGACGGTGACGCACGAGGTCTGCATGAACAGGGTCCAGCCGGATGCCGCCGCGTTCGCGGTGTCGCTCGTCGAGGGACGTCGCATGGACGTCCGCCGCCTGATCTTCGCCTGCGATGACGCGGGCTTGCTGCGCGACACCTTGGAGCTCCTGGAGGACCAGGACGGCGACGAGATGCTGCGCTCCTGGCTCACGCTCCGGCTTCGGGTGGTCGAGATGATCCGCCACACCGATCAGGTCGCAGTCGGCGCCGCGCTGCCCATGGAGCGGCACCGGGGCCGCCTGCGCCCGCGTCGGGCCCCCGCCGTCCAGACCACCCTGGCGCTCGCCGTGCCGCCAGCACCGTCCCCCGTGGACCCGCTGGACGTCACCGGGACGCCCGACCCGGGCGCGCTTGTCCTGGTGGACGCTGCCCCGGACGTCGATCTGGGCGCGCTGGACCGTGCCGAGCCCGTCCAGGTCGAGGCGACGCCCGTGCTTGTGGACCCGCGCCCCGCCGTGTGGGTGCCCGTCCCTACACGCCGCGACCCTCCGCCGTTCGTGACCGCCTGCCTGGACCTGCTGCCGGTGCTGTTCTGGATGCTGCGCCGCTGGGATGCAGCCGCAGCCGGCGTGCGGCTCCACCGGCGGGACCTCGCGGGACTCGCCCAGCAGCCTGAGCACCGGACCGCCGCGCGCTGGGCGCTCGCCCACTGGCACCGGACCGCCTGGGCGGAGGGCAGCCCCTTCGAGACGATGGCGGCAGCGTTGGGCCTTGACGTCCACTTCGAGAGTCGGACGCTCACCCTCTCGGACGCGCGCCCGCCACCGTCCTGATCCAGGTGCGGAACACGTCGGGCGACATCAGCCGCAGCAGCGCAGGACGCTGCGCCTGGAACTCCGCCCAGGAGATCGACCCGCATGCCATGTTCGAGGCGGACGGCAGGTCCGTCAGCACGTCGCTGGGCAGCCCGACGGGCGCGATCACGCCGAGGCCAAGGTCCGCGTCCACCGTGAACGTCCGGCGGGGCAGCATGGCCCGGATGTCCAGCCACGCGCGCCAGGTGTCCCCGCACCAGAACCCCGCGCAGGGCTCGCGCCGACCCGCCCGCTCGTCCGGGGGGTCGCAGTCGTGGAAGACGATCACGCCGTGGTCCGAGAGGTGCGCCAGCGCGTTCCCGGCGTCCTGGAGCACCTGTTCGCGCAGGTGCAGCCCGTCCACGAAGATCAGGTCGAACTTCGCGTCGGGGTCCAGGCTGGCGAAGTAGTCGTCGCTGGTCTGCTTCACCGTCGCGGCCGAGGTCGGATCCGGGTCCACGCCGACCCGGTGCGCCACGTTCACGAGGCGGAAGACCTGCCCCGCCTGTACGCCGATCTCCAGGTACGTCCGGGCGCCGATGGCTCCCGCGATCCGGTTGAGCACGTCCAGTCTCGTCGTCATCTCAGACTCCTTCGAGGACCGGCATCGGTCCTGGACCTTTGAGTAGGTACTTGCCTTCCCCGAGGGGGATGAGCCTCAACGCCCGCACCATCGGCGGCAGGACGCCCGGCAGGTGATCGGCGTCGCCGACCTGCCAGCGCAGGCGCTCTACCAGGGACCGGGCCGACGCGGGTGGGGCCACCAGCCCGAGCGACCGGTGGAGCTCGACCAGCCCCATGACCGTCCTGGCGTCCTTCGACGTCAGCCGCAGCGTCCGGCCGCCCTCGCCCTGGAACTCCACTTGCCGCGTCCGGGCGTGCAGCGTCTCCAGGCGCACGTAGGACACGCGCCCACCGTGCGGCCAGGACGTCGCCGGCCGGTCCATCACGGGTCGCAGCACGTCGTAGACCAGCCAGCGGTACATCGACCGGCTCATCAGCACGGGGTACCGCGCGGTGTCGACCAGCATCCGGTCCAGGGTGGTCATCCGATCCCGGGCGCGAGCGCGTGAAACTGCCGCACGAGCGCCACCCGGACCTGCGACACGCGCTGCTTCGTCACGCCGAACCGGGCGCCGACCTCGTCCATCGTCTCGCACTCCAGGAACGCCTCCAGGTACCGCCGGTGGAGATCCGACAGCCTGGGTCTGACGGCCGCGAACAGGTCCGCGCGCTCCAGCCGCTCCAGGTCCCCGTTCGGTTCGGCTGGGATGGCGTCCTGTAGCGTGGACTCAGCCCCCGTGTCCGCGCTGGTGTACACGTAGTCGAGGGACAGCGCAGAGATCCTGGCGTTCAGCCCCAGGTAGCGAGCCGCGTGGACAAGAGATGTGGTCTCTGGGGCGCGAGGCGCGACGGACCGGCGCCACTGGTTGAAGTAGGTCCCGAACGCCGCCACGTCCGGGTCCATCCGGATCGCCACGACATACCCGATCTCACAGTACAGCCCCTGCAACTCGCCCGGCGCGACATGGAACCGGGCCTCGTCATACCGCGCCTTCCGCGTGATGAACGGACGCCACTGGAGTACGAGGGACCAGTACGCCTCGTCCGCACGACGGTGCGCTGCGACCGCGTCGGCCAGGTCGAGCTGCCGCGCCAGCGCGCGCAGTCGGAGGCGCCAGGGCCCCAGGGTCCGGTCGGCCGCCCGACCGTGCCGACGCTCCAGGTCCGTGCGGATCTCCTCGACGGGTCCGGGAGCCTGAGCGACCAGCAGCGCCTCGGCCCGCGCGTCTTCCGCCCACGCGCGCGCGAGGATCTGGGCGTCTCGGCTACGGGATGACATCGATCACGCCATCCTCGGGCAGACCCACCTGATCGGCCCCCCGAGCAAGCTGCTCGATCATCAGACGCATCTCCACGGCGTCTGCTTGGAGCGCCTGCGCGGGCGTCTGGCCCTGCGCCTGGAACCGCTGGACGCTCGGGATGGTCTCGCCCGCGTGCGGGGACGTCATGCCCGTGGAGACCGTGACCTGCTGGACGCTCAGCGCGTCGATGCGCGGGCGGTTCAGGTCCAGGAGGACTTGGGCGGACTTGCGCCGGTCGTCCACGCTGTAGACGTTCCCCTCGTTGCGCAGCACCTCGATGTGGAACTCCAGCGCGAGCTGGACGCCCCGGATGTTCAGCCGCACGATCTCGTCGCCGCGCGCACGGATCCGGCGGTAATATTCCTCGATGAACAGCGCGTGGTTCACCAGCCAGCCGCTGATCACATGGTTGTGGACGCCCGTGAGCTCCGCCACGCTGCTCAACGTGGTCGCCTGGGGGCTCATCAGGGCGTCCAGCACCCGCGCCTGCGTCGGCGACAGGTGCTTCGTCGAGTACCGCCGCGTGCGGTCGTTCACGACCTCCTTGTGCTGTCCCTTGCGGACGCGCTCGCGGGGGCGCCTCTTCTTCGTCGGGGTGTCGCTCAAAACAGCCTCCCTTGCTTGATTTCAGGCTGGACGAGCGCCACCTGAGCCAGCAACGTCGTGTGTCGGGACAGGTCCGTGAGGAGGCGCGTCACTTCCTCCAGGTCGTCGCGGAGTTCGACCGGGGCGCGCCCGGTCAGCGCGGCAGCGGTCCGCACCAACGTCTTGATCGGGTCCACCATCCTCGCCGCCGCCTCCACGTCCTGCGGTTCCGGGGTCTCGGCCACGATGGGGCGCCCGATGTGCCGCACGGCCAGCATCCGGAGCAGCGGTTCGACCTCGCCCTCCAGGAGTAGGTCGTGCGCGCGCACCACGGTCCAGCAGTGCTCGCATAGCCCGTCTTGCACGGCTTGCCGGGGGCAGCCGTCGATGGAGCACGGCCAGCGGTTCCGGCGACGCAGCGACATCACCCACAGGGCGCGATGCTCCGCGCAGACCCGGATGGACAGCGGAATGACCTCTGCCGTCGGGATCACATACAGGCCGGGCTTCTCGCAGCCCCGCACGTACTCACAGGCGGTCGGCATCGGCACTCGGGAAGTGGGTCACGTCCCCTCCTTGCGTAGGGGTAGCCCCGAGGATCGCGCTGGCATCGATCCGAACGCCCGTCAAGCCCGCTCGCGTCGACGCAAGTACGCCTCGTGCAGTCGTCTGGCCTGTTCTTTGATCGCCGCCACGCCTTCCGCGTTGTCGTACTGTGACAGGCCCTCGCCCCGCTCGATGCCGGGCATGGTGTCGCGCCAGGGCCCGCACACGGCCGCAAGCTGCGCCATGGCGAGTCCAAGCGCCCGCTGCCGCACCTCGACCTCGCCTGCCGCCTGCACGGCCAGGGCACTCAGTTTGAGTAGGTCCGTCAGCAGCTCCAGCCCGGCGTCCAGCCGCTCGGCCGACTCGCGCAGTGCCATGCCGTTCGCACGGATGAGCTGTGCCTTGTACTGCTCCCCGTCGTCGTAGACCTTCGCGTAGTCGCGGCGGGCGGCGCTCAGCGACCCGTCCAGCGCCAGCGAGATCGCGGCCCGGCGGACCGTTGGGGATGCCCCGTCCAAGAGCCGTCGGATCCCCTGGACGCGCTGGTCTTCCGACAGCGGCCCGGCGGGCGGCTTCCAGATGGGATCCTTCGGGTCCTTCGCGTCGCTCATCGGAACGCGAGCAACATCAGCGTCACAGCCTGGAGCAGTGCCAGCACCGCGACGATCCCGATCAGCGCGGTCTGCTGCCGACTCCCGA